GCTCTTCCGATCTGTCTAGCGTTGGGCGGCTCCAGAGATTTGAGGCCCCTCCCCCAGCCACCATCCTCGCTAGCCGTCTTCACATCGTGGTGCGTCTTGCACAATGGTTGCCAGTTGCCGGCATCCCAGAAGAGGGCCATGTCGCCCTTGTGCGGCACCTTGTGATCGACAACCGTTGCCGCAGTCACCAGGCCTTCAGCTTTGCAACTCACGCACAACGGATGGCTGCGCAGGAAACCAGCTCGCACCTTCTGCCACCGCGCACCGTATCCGCGCTGCGCCGATGATCCACGTTCTTGATCGTACCTCTGCTGCTCGGCCTTGGCGCTGGCCTGCTTCACCTGCAGGTGCTTGACACAGTAACCTGACCCATCGCGAACCAATGCACTGCAGCCTGGATGGCGGCAGGGTTTGGCAGGCGCGCTAGGCATGATGGAATGCAAAAAGCCCCGCGAGTCGGAATGACTGGCGGGGCTTTGGCTGGACACAAAAACAACAGAGTGCCGGAAATGTACCGAAAGTGTCCGACCATGTCAACACCCTGCCGCAATGTCGTTCAGATAGCCAAGCACCAGCCGATGCACCTGGTCCAGCCGCTCATAGAGCCGTTGCCGCGCAATGCCCAGCCGGCGCGCGATCTCCACCGCAGTTCCGCCGCGCTGGTAAAACTCCAAGCACAGCGCCTGGTCATCCTGGCATAGCCGCTGCACCGCCCGATCCGTTTCGTCAACATAGATCGCGTCCGACACACCCAGCGGCTCCCTGCTACCATAGGCCCCGCCGTGACTCGCATCGCGGAACATCGGACTGACCGATGGATACCCCAGGCCCGAGCTGCCGCGCCGCACCGCCGCCTTTCCCCAGATGCTCAACTGCACGTTGATGTATTCAATCATCCTTGCCCTTTCAGTTGTCTGGCCTTTGCCGCTTTAACCAGCTTGCGGATACGCCTAGCCTTGCGCCGACGATCCTGTTCTCGCAGCGCCTTGTCTGCCTTCTCCAAACGCGCACGCACCACCCGCAGCCGGTCGAGCGTCTCTGCCGGGTCTTGCCACAGCCAGGAGAACGGCACCACGCTCATGCCGCCAACCTCTGCGCCTTGATGGCGGCCTCAATTGCCCGCACCCGATCGCACCAGGCACGCCACCGAGCTGCCCCATCACCGATGCGCCCGGCCCAGTACGCCAGCGCCTCATCGTCCCCCGCCGCAATCGCTGCCTTGACCGCCTCACCGATCGCCGCCTGATCTTCGGCCGTCCATTCCTCTGCCTTGGCCGCCAAAGGGAAATCGAGGCGCATCTGCTCAATCACCGTCCAACCTCCGCAAAGGTTAGGCGTGAGGTTGGACGATGGAAACCCTTGTGCCACCTGCATCCGTCCAACCTCCTAACCTCGTCTAACCTGAATGTGTATATCTGCCCGCGCGGGCGCGTATACGCGCGCGCTCCTGCGCACCTGCGCGCCCGCTCACGTGTGCGCGCCCGGCGAGGTCGGACGAGGTTAGACGGTTGGACGGATGCCCTATCCATGCGGGTTTGCGCCGTCCGACCTTTTCCGGGCCGTCCAACCTTGAGGTTGGACGGAATCACCGATCCCTGGTCAGAACGGCACATCGCCGCCCCCTTCCGCCTGCGGACTGCCAGGCTGCGCGCCGGCATCCTTTGGCCGCTCGTAGTAATACTCACGGTCGCCGGCGCCGTCCCTCTGCTTCTTCCACCCCAACCGCTTCATGATCGCGGCGACGCTCATGCTCTGCTGCTTGGCGCGGTCGATCTTGCCGATCTCGATCTTCAGGCAGTCGATCAGCAGCTCGGCCGCCGTGACGCGGCTGACAGTGGTTCCATCCAGGTAGCGATGGATGATCGACTGCCACGGATCGACGATCTCCCGAGCCGATTGTTCCGGCTCGAACAGGCGTCGCTGCTCATCGCTGGTCGGATGCCAGCGCTCGCCCGCCTTGAACAGGGCCACCGCCTCAGCAAACAACTGATCGCGCGCGCCGGCCAGGCCGTCGATGTTGATCGACTCCACTTCCTCGGCCCGCAACGGCCAGAAGCGCGTGTTGCCCGTCGGATCCTTGAAATACTCATCCTGATTCGTCGAACCGCCGAACACCACCTGGCGCTCCCAGTCGCGCGGCACGGTGTCGTAAGGCGCGCGGAAGCGATCGGTCTGGCTCGACACAAACGCCTTGACCCTGGTAGCGTCCGCCCGGCTGAACGAATCCAGCTCACCGATCTCGTGCAGCCAGATGCCCTGGATGATTTGATACACGTCTTTGTTGTGCAGATCGAGCAGCGAGTCGCTGTACCACTTGCCGCCCAGCACTCGCAGCGCCGACGACTTGCCGCGGTACTGCGCGCCCTCGAAGATCACCATGAAGCGCATCTGGCAGCCCGGTTTGAAGATCCGCGCCACCATGCCGATCAGGAAGAAGTGCCCGGCCAGCTCGGTGTACTCCGTCGCCTTGACGCCCATGTAGTCCGTCAGCCATTTCTTGGTGCGCTCGGTACCGTCCCACACCAGCGAGTCGAGATACTCGCGCACCGGATGACATTTCGATTCCGACGCGACCCAGGCTGCCGCCCGCGACAAATTCTGTTCGTTCCGAATCAACAGCCGCTCGCGCTGCGTCAGCCACAAGCCCAGCCGCAAGCTATCGTTCGGGTCCCACTCGCTGCCTGGCACGAAGCTCGCCGGCAACGCCCAGGGCGGCGGCTTGCGCACCACGATGCGCTTCGCGAATTCGTCGGCCCACAGCACACCCTGCCAGTCCGGATGATGCTTGAGCATGTAATAGACATTTTCGCGGCAGTCGACCAGCTTGCCGTCGCGGCGCACCAGCAGTCGGCGCCAGCCCTGCGGCCCGTGGTCGCCGTCATAGCCATCGTCATCCGGTGGAGGTCCCTGGCCCGCGCCAGCACCGCAAGGGGTAGAAAACGTTTCCGGAGCGCCCACAATCGCATCGATCGCGCCCGGCGCCGCCACCCTGGCTGCCTGAGTGCGGATATGCGCGACCAAGGCTTCGCCCACCAGCCCTTCCGCGATCGCATCCGCGATGTCCCAGCCGTTCGGCTTCTCGCCAGGCGGCGGGATCGCGATCGACCATACCCGCGCGTTGAGCGCATGCAGATGGCCGTGGATCCCGCGCATCGCCTTGGTGCCGGGCTGCTGCGCCTCCGGCAGCAAGGGCTTTTCCGCCTGCGCGGTCGCACGCGCCTGTTTGTCCGGCAAGGCATCGCGTTCCGCCTTGGTCAGCGGCGCGCGCTTCGCGTCGCAATCGGCCCAGGTCATCACCTTGCGACCGGCGAGCGGCGTCCAATTCACCTTGCCTTCCGCGTTGCAGCCGCCCGGCCAGCTCACCACCACCAGGTCGGGCAACTGCGCCTGAGCCGCATCGGCGCACTTCTCGCCCTCGACCAGCAACACTGTCGCCTCCGGCCTCGCCGCAAGCCGATCCAGGCCGTACAGCGGGCGCGGCTTCGCGAACGAAATCCAATGCCACGCCTCGACGCCGGTATCCTCGCGGCGCGCCCATGAAAGCGGAATCGTGTCTTTGCCGCCATCGCTGGTACGGAACCGATACACGTACCCGATCACCGCGCCGGCCGCGGCGCGGTAACACCAGGTCATCTCCGGCACGCCGCGCTTGACGTGCGCCTTCGGCGGTTCGGGAGCGTCCGGCGGCGCCACCTGAAGCGGCGTCCAGACCGGATCGGGCTTTTTCTGTTTCACCGACTCGCGCTGCACCGCTTCCTGTTTTTCGCCCGGCGAGGAGGCGCCCGGAACATCCGCGCCCAGCTCGCGGCAGGCATCCAGGAACGACAACCCGCGATATTCGACCAGGAAGGAGATGGCAGAGCCATTGGCGCCGCAGCCGAAGCAGTGATATATCTGCTTGGTCTCGCTCACCTTGAACGACGGCGTACTCTCGGTATGGAACGGGCAACAGGCCTCGTATTCCGCACCGGACTTCGTCAGCGGAATGTAGGAATCGATGAGCTTGACGATGTCGACGCGCGACAGCAGCGCGTCGACATCGATGCGCCGGTGCGCACCGCCCTCCCCGTCCGCCGTATTGTTGTTTTTCGTCATGCCGCGTCAGGTCTGCATGAAGGTCCCGAACACACGGCCGACCGGGTACCCGCCGGCCCGATGCCACCAGCGCGCCATGATCAACTGAGCGCCATCGATCACCGCCACCGGCGGCGCGTCGATACTCACCAGCTCGCGGCGCAACTGATCGTGTCGCTGCGTTTGGCGCAGCGCCAGGATGCGCGGCCGGTGGTATTCCCTCATGAGGTCCGCTGCAAGCGTTCGAGTACCGCCAGGGCGGAGATCAGCGTCTTCGTCGTGGTCTCGACCACGGAGGTAACGCGGTCGATCTCCTCGGCCGGCGTGATCGGCTTGACTTCCGCATAACCGCATTCGCGCGCGAAGAACGCCATGATCGCGTGGCAGCCCACCTCGCGCCCTCGGCGCGCCAGGTAAAGCACTTGCGATGGTGTGAAGCGCTCGCGCCGCTCGGGGTTCAGGCAGGCGTCCATCAGGTTGTGCGCCTCGCGCGCCGGCTTGTCCGGCCACATCTCGCCGGCCACCTTCTTGCGCCCGCCGCAGTGGCGAATCACTTCGTCCAGCGCATCCTCAATGCGCTCATGGAACAGGCTGCTCTGCATGGATTCCATCCCTGTACCTATTTTAGGTACTCGTAGGTACAGCCAAAAGACGCGAAAAAAAATAGGCTGTCGGTGCGGACATCACACCGACAGCCTGAAGCTCGGCAGAAGACGATGCCGAGCGGGAGGAAACCAAAAGAGAGGCCAGCCCATGACGGATAGAATCGAAGTTCTCACGCAACGACCCGCCGAAAGGAACCGCCATGGATTTCACAACCACGTTCGACCACCGTCTCGAAGCGCTGCATGCCGCGCGCAATTGCCCCACAAAGGAGATCGATGCCGCCGTCGCCATATTCGAGCGGCTGAAGACAACCCAATCCATCTGTGCGAGCCTTCTCGGCGACACAGCCGATCACACCGTACTGACGGCGGTGTTTTCGGAACTCTGCACCGAGGCCAGACGTGGGCAGGACACTCGAACAGAGGAATAAGGCGGCCGGTAACTCTTCCCGTCACATTTTTCGTTCCCGCATTCGCAAGCATAGGGCTGCACAGGCCAACCCCTTCCTGTGGTGGTTCTCAGCGCCGCCAGATCGGCGATTTCCGCAAACCACTTGCTGGCCGCCGCCATGGAATGCCGGCTCTCTCGTTCTCTTGCCAGGCGCGTACCCGGCAGCGGGAGAGACTGCCTCTTGACGATCATGGTGATTTCCTTTCCGGCGGCCTACGCCGCCTCCTGGTGGGGTTCTGGGTGGATCGTTCCCCCGTGATAGATTGCCGATTCCACTCGCATCAACCCTTCACGAAAGGAACGATCCGTGAAATCATTTCGCATCGCCGGCGCCCTGGTCTGCGGCGCCTTCGCGCTTGGTGCCTGGCTTTTCGGCTACACCAGCGCCGGCGCCGGCTTTCTCGCCATCACGGTCCTGCTGGCGCTGAACGCGAGCAGACCACCAGGCGCAGATTAGGTGGTCGAGCACCGCCACTCCCGCCGCCGCCGACACGGCGATGTAAAACAGGTCCAGTAGGCGCGACCCGCAGCTCACGCCGCCTCCTGGTGGGGTTCGCCGGACAGCGCCAACGGCAATTGGTTGGGATTCGGCGCCTCGACCGCCTCCGCGCGCCGCGCCAGATCACGGCGATCGGCATCACGCCGGTCGACGGTGAGGCGCACGCTTTGCGTGGCGCAGGCGAGCGCGCGGGCGGGAGGGGCCTCATCCTTGTGGGGTTCGGCGACCACTTGGGCGGCGCGCAGGTATGCCCAGTCGACGTCCGGCCGAAGCTCTTCACACGTGACGATGCCGCTGGTGGCGCGCTCGATTTCGATGCAGCGCTCGGCGGGCACCTGGCGCGCACCCGTTTTCCATTGGCTGATGATGACCCCCGACACGCCTACAGCACGCGCCAGTTGGTGGCCGCTGCCACGCTTACCGATATAGTCTTTCAGTCTCATGCCTGCAATTTAGCGCTAGGTAAAACCAAAGTCAATAACCTTTGGCGAATTTACTTGATTAGCGAATTGTTATCCAATTAGCCAATGGACATTGACGAGATCCGCCGCACCAATATTCGGGCGCTGGAGAAGCGTGCCGGGTCCCCAAAAGCCGCGGCTGACCTGGTCAGCATGAGTTACGCGCAATATCTCAATTACCGCAATGGCGCCTTCGATTCGCGGTCCGGGAAACTTCGTGGTATGCGCAAGGAAACCGCCTGGCGTTTCGATGACGCCTTTGGGGAGAAGCGTGGCTGGCTGGACACCTGCCACGACGAAACCGCACATGGTGTAGGCGAGGCAACGCCGTTGCCCTACATTCATTCGAACGCGACCATCCGCCAAATCATCGCGCTGTGCGAAGCGACCGACGAGGCTGGGCGCGGCATGGCACTCATGGCCGTCTCGCAGGCCCTCGAGCGCTACCGCCCCGTCAAAGAAAAGGCCGCGTGATTTCCATGACGGAATGGCGCACGAAAAAGGTACAAGCAAGTCTGGATATTTTCAATTAGACGAAAGACATAGACCATGGCGCGCACCGTGAAGACCTGCACCGCACTAATCCTGGACGCCGAGACCACCGGGCTGGGCGCTGAAGATGAAATCATCGAAATCGGCATGGTGCTGTTCCGCTACGCCATCTCGTCTGGCGAAGTGATGGAGGTGCTCGACACCTATTCCGCCCTGCGCGAACCGGGCTGTCCCATCGGCAAAACCGCGCAACGCGTCAACGGCATCACTGCCGATATGGTGCGCGGCCAGGCGCTGGATCATCAACGCATCGCCGACTTCATCGCACGCGCCGAACGAATTTATGCGCACAATGCCGCCTTCGACTATCGTTTTGCCACCCGGCTGATACCATCGATCGCGCAAAAACCATGGACGTGCACCATGTACGGCGTCCCATGGGTTGCCGAAGGAGCGCCAAACCGGAGGCTCGGCGATCTGGTCGCCCATTTCGGGACTGCCACCGCCGCGACGCATCGCGCTCTGGACGATGCCCATGCCCTGCTGTCCCTGATCCGCTTGCAGGGGGCCAACGGCAAAGCCCACCTGGCCCGCCTGCACAGGCGCAAGCCTTACATTCCTACCGCCGAGCGCGACGCTCGCCCGCCGCAACCGCCCATGGAGATTTGCATCAGCCTGGACGAACCCGCCGCAAGTGCACCACCCGCACCTCGCGCCCACACCATCGGCAGCGCTATCGGACGGCTTTTCGTCTCGATTTTTAAATAACCCTTGCAGCACCTTGCCTGAGCCGACACCGCCACATGGTGGTGCGTCATTGCGCCTAGATATTTCACCTTTGGCTATTGACAAGCGTTTTACCTTTGGTTAATCTGCCTTCCATCGCCCGGCAAAACACCGCCGAATTTCAACCGATGGAGGAAACCATGAACACCGCTGCAGACGCCGCCCAAGCCGCACCCAGCACCACTCCCACCCTCACCCTCCCCGCCCTCAACGAAGGCGAAACCTACCTCGGCGCGATCATCAGCGCCTGCGGAACGTACAGCAATCACACCATCCTGCTGCCGGGCGACCATGACGACGCCACCTGGCAGGACGCCATGGACTGGGCCAAGTCCATCGGCGGCGACCTGCCCAACCGCATCGAGCAGGCGCTGCTGTTCGCCACGCTGAAAGCTCAGTTCAAGGCTAATTGGTACTGGTCGAACACGCTGCACGCCTCCGACGCGAGGTATGCCTGGTGTCAGTACTTCACCGGCACCCAGTTCAACAGCCACATCGACTGCCAGTGCCGCGCCCGAGCCGTCCGCAGATTGCCCATTCAACCCTTTACCAATTTGCTTTGAGGCAGGGCCCGCCATGACCCACCGCATCGCTCTCACCACCCTGGCTGCCGTGATCCGCACCACCGGGCGCGACCGCTATGCCGCCGTCACCCGACCGGACGCACCGCGCCGGCCGTTGCAGCCCTCGTTCGCCTACCGGCTCGCGTCGCTCGCGCGCCGCTCCGCGTTTGCACGCCAACTGTCGGGCCCGGAGGTGCGCCATGGCTAACCGCAAGGACTGCATCGCCAGCGACGCCCGCACGCCAGGCCCATGGCGCACGGCCGTCGGCCTGGCGCGTGTGCGGATCATCAATGATTCCGGCATTACCATAGCCAGCACGCCGTGTTTGGACCGGCAAGCCGACGCCGATGCGCGCCTGCTCGCCGCCGCGCCGGAGCTGCTGGAGCAACTGATTGCCACCAAGGCAGAATTGGTCCGGCTGTGGGGACAGAGCAGCGGCGAGGAGGCCACGCGCATCTTGGATACGATGGACCGCGCGAGCTTCGCGATAGACAAAGCGGTGGGGAGCTTCGCGGCAGCCAAAGCCGAGGGCCGATCATGAGCGACCTCTACGCCGACACCCTGGAGACAACCCGGATCCCCGGACTGCCGCGGCTGCGCATTAGCACGGCCGTGATGGAGATGGTCACCGGCGCGCGCTACCTCGCCGCGACCATGTCCCTGACCACCGACGATGCCGGCACCTGCATGCAGGTCACGGTGCCGCTCGACCCCTGCACCATGCGCGCACTGGCCAGGGTGCTCAACGAGCACGCCACCCGGATCGGCGTCGAGCTGATCCCACTGCTCAATGCCGCGCGGACGGATCCGGTCGCCGCCATCCATCGCGCACTGGAGGCCGACCATGTGGGCTGACGACTACCTCCCGCCGGATCCCGATCCCCGGATCGACACCGGCTCGCCCTGGATCACCGCGATTCTGATCATCGCCGCGATCGCGCTGATCCTCACCTGCCTGCCGGGGAGCGGATCATGAGCCACACCCAGCGCCAGCGCGGCCTCGCAATCATCGCCGCCACCACCGGCATCAGCGTGGACTTGCTGCCCCCTCAGGCGCGCCTGCAGGAGGACCTCGGCTGCGATTTCCTTGATTTCATCGAGCTATTGATGGCGCTGGAAGACGCATTGGACATGTGCTTTTCGCCAGAAGAAGACGCAGCAGTCACCACCGTGGGCGACCTCTTCGACCTGGTCGAACGCCACGCAGGGGCCGCGCCATGATGCGCGAAGGAATCATCCTGATGATTGCCATCAACGCGGTGCTGTGGTTTCTGATCGTGCAAGCGATGCTGTGGATGCTGTCATGACCCGCCACAGCCCCGCCCAGCAGCTCAAGGAGGCCCGCCAGATCGCCCGCGATCACGGTCTCGTCCTCTTCGAAAAACCCATCGAGCCCGGCAAGACCGTCTACATCGTATATCGCATGCTGCCCAACGGTCGCAAGACCTTCCTCGGCAAACGCGGCACTCCGCAGGGCGCGCGCGCTTACGTGGCGAAGCTCGCCAACTTCCACTAGGAGCATTTATGGCTGACATCGTCCTCACGCCCGGCCTCACCCTGTTCGAAGCCTATAGGGTGGCGCGCGCCGCCAATATGCATCTGATCTGCGACGGCTTCAACATCAAGGTCTCGCCGATCATCCCGCCCGGCTGGCGCGAGATCCCGTTGCGCGTGAAATCCGCAACGCCGGATGCAGGCGTCTGCACTTGTGAGCAGATCGCCGCATGAACCCGTCGCATCCACTCTGACCACCACCACAGGAGAATCACATGCCCCGCATCACGCTTCCCGCCACTGACATCGACCTGGCCGCCGATGAGATCTACGCCGGCCTCATCCTCAACGACGACGGCACACCCAGCCACCACCTGGTGCTGCTCCCCGGCGACAACGACGAAGCCGACTGGGAAGCCTCCAAGGCCTGGGCCGCCAGCATCAACGGCGAACTGCCGACCCGTCGCGAGCAGTCGCTGCTGTTCGCCAATTGCAAACAGCATTTCAAGGCCGACTGGTACTGGTCCGGCGAGGCTCACGCCTCCGACGCGAGGTGTGCCTGGTTTCAGACCTTCTACGGCGGCAACCAGGGCGACGGCCGCATCTACGACCAGTGCCGCGCCCGAGCCGTCCGCAGATTGATCATTTCTTAATTTAACCATTTCACTCAGCATGGCTCTGCACACGCAACTGCCGATTTACAAGGTCGCCTACGGGCTTTTCGACGCCATCATGGATCTTGCCAAGAACATGCCCCGCGACTTCAAGGCATCGATCGGCGGCAAGCTCCGCGACGAGTGCATCGAGATCCTGACGCTGATCTTCCGCGCCAATGTCGCACGCGACAAGGCCCCGCACCTGGGCACGCTCATCGAGCGCCTGCAGGTGGCGGAGCTGCTGCTGCGCCTGGCGCGCGACAAGCGGCTCATCTCGACCGGCCAATATGCCAAAGCCGTTGAGCTGACTCAGAGTATCGGCAAGCAGGCCACCGGGTGGCGCAAGTCCGCAGTCTCGCCTGCTGCATGACGGTCATGGCCATCACGCCCGTGCGAATGATCAATCTGGTCGCGCCGCTGCCCCACGAGGGCACCGCCATGCGCATCACGGAGACCTCCGGCAGCGCGCCGGAAAGGTCCGGCGCAGTTACCTGGTCGAGCGATCGGCCGGGCGACGTCGATAGTGCGACATCGACGCCTCCGACGCGAGGTATGCCTGGTATCAGAACTTCAACAACGGCAACCAGAACAACAACCACATCAACAACCAGTGCCGCGCCCGAGCCGTCCGCAGATGATCCACGCCACCCCGCTGAATTTTCTTTCACGGATCTCGTCGAGGCCTACCTCGATTGCCGGCGCACCAAGCGCAACAGCGCCAGCGCCCTGACCTTCGAGCAGCGGCTCGAATACAACCTGGCCACGCTGCACGACGAGCTGACCAGCGGCGCCTATCGCCCCGGCCCGTCGATCTGCTTCATCATCACCCGCCCCAAGGTGCGGGAAGTCTGGGCAGCCGCTTTCCGCGACCGCATTGTGCACCACCTGCTCTACCGCAAGATCGGCCCCCGCTTCGAGGCCGGCTTCGTCGCCGACAGTTGCGCCTGTATCCCTGAGCGCGGCACGCTCTATGCGGCCCGGCGCCTCGAAGGCAAAGTCCGCAGCCAGACGCAGAACTGGAGCCGCCCCGGCTACTACCTCAAGCTCGACCTCGCCAACTTTTTCGTCAGCATCGACAAGCGCATCGCCGCCGAGCAGCTCACGCGGCGCATCAGCGAGCCCTGGTGGCGACAACTGGCGCTGGACATCCTGTTCCATGACCCGCGCCAGAACGTCGTCGTGCAGGGCCGGCCTGACGAGTTTGCGCGCGTTCCCGCGCACAAGAGCCTCTTCAACCAGGACGCGCACCACGGCCTGCCGATCGGCAACCTCTCAAGCCAGTTCTTTGCCAACGTCCTGCTCGATGCGCTAGACCAGCACATCAAGCACAACCTGAAGGCGCGGCACTACATCCGCTACGTAGACGACATGGTGCTGCTGCACGAGTCCGCCGACTGGCTCAACCAGGCCAACGCCGACATCGAGGCCTGGCTGCCGGCGCACCTGCAGCTCGCCATCAACCCGCGCAAGACCATCCTGCAGCCGATCGACCGCGGCATTGATTTTGTCGGCCAGGTGATCCGGCCCTGGCATCGCACCCTGCGCCGCCGGACATACCACGACGCCCTGCGCCGTGTCGCCACGATCCCGGCCGAGGATCTGTTCCACACCGCCAACAGCTATTTCGGCCTGCTGCGCCAAACCACCCACAGCCACGTCGACCGCGCGCGGCTTGCCAACCTGCTGCGCGATCGCGGTCACACGATCTGCGGAGATTTCACCAAAACGTATCGGAGATCCCTATGAACGCCCCAGAATCCCCTGCCACATTGCTGATCCCGCTGACCGACATCATCCAGTCGCCGAGCAACCCACGCAAACACTTTGACCAGGCCAAACTCGACGAGCTAGCCAGCAGCATCAAGGCCCACGGCGTGCTGCAGCCGATCCTGGTGCGCCGCTGGCAGGTCGGCATGCATATGCCGCGGGAGAAATGCTTCGGCGATATGCTGGACAAACACGAGATCGTCTGCGGCGAACGGCGCTGGCGCGCCAGTCAGATCGCCGGCATGGTCACCATCCCCGCCCTGGTCCTCGAACTGACCGACAAGCAAGTGCTGGAGCTGCAGGTAGTTGAGAATTTGCAGCGCGAAGACGTTCATCCGATCGAGGAGGCCGAAGGCTATGAGCGGCTGATCAAGTACCACGACTACACCGCCGACACGCTGGCCGAGAAGATCGGCAAAAGCCGCGCCTACATTTATGCCAGGCTCAAGCTTACCGCCTTGGCGCCGGCCGCGCGGGATCTGTTCTACGACGGCAAGCTCACGGCCAGCAACGCTCTGCTGATCGCGCGCATCCCCGGCACCACACTGCAAGTCAAGGCCGCCGGCGAGATCACCACGCCGGATTGGCAGGGCGACGTCATGTCGTATCGCCGCGCCGCCGAGTACATCCAGCAGCAGTACATGCTCGATCTGGAGGATGCCAGCTTCAAGATGGATGATGCGGCCCTGGTCCCCAAGGCCGGAAGCTGCGACGCCTGTCCCAAGCGCAGCGGCAACGACCTGATGCTATTCGCCGACATCGGCAGTCCAAACGTTTGCACCGATCCGCCGTGTTTCCAGAACAAGAAGGAAGCCAATTACCTGCGCCTCAAAGTGCTTGCTGAAAAAACCGGAAGGGAAATCATCAGCGGCAAGGAAGCCTCCAAGATGCTGGTCAGCGGTCGGCACAGCCTGGCCACGTTCAACCTGGCCAACATCGATGACACCTGCCATGACGATCAAGAGCACCGGACCTACCGCGAGATTCTAGGCAAAGCAGCGCCGTCCATCACGTATGTCGAGGACGCCCGCGCCAAGGCTTTCATCGAGGCCGTCGATACCAAACTGCTCGCCGCCGCCTTGAAAAAGGCCGGCATCGAGCCGGCCCATAAGACCGTGACGACGGATCGCGCCGACCGTGACTACGCGGCCGAAAGGACAAAGCGCGAGGAACAGGCAGCAGCCGAGAACAACTGGCGTGGCAAGCTGTTTCAGGCCATCCGGATCAAGCTGAGGGAGCGCTTTTCTTCGAACACATTCGACAGGACGGATCTGCTGCCGATCATCACGGAACTGTTCAGGCAGATGCTCGAAACCGGCTCGGCAGCGAGCGAGGAGTTGATATTGCTGTGGGGACTGGAAGTTCCAGACCCCGAGAGCCGCCAGGAAGACGAACTCGACGCGTTGAATCACATTTTCGACAAGCTCATGCTTTCGGAATTGTTGCTGCTCCTGACGGACATCACCTTGATCGATGACACGCAAGTCGGCGTGTGGGCTTTCAATGGTAACAACCAGCCGAAACCCCTTCTCCTGCTGGCCCAGTCAGCACGACTTGGCATCGATGCCGAAGCCCTGCGCGAACCGAAAGTGCAGCCCAAAACTGAAAAACCGAAAGCGGCAAAATCCGCTTCCCCACCTTCCAAAGCTGCGCAAGCGAAAGATATAGGCGCGGCGGCTGCGCCGGCCGATAACGCAAAGCCGGCCCTGAACTCTACGGCGAAAAAAGCCAAGGCAAAAGCAGATCCAGCGCCGGCGTTGCCGGCGAACGAACCGGCTGCGCCGGTTAAAACCGGTGACTTGAATCTGTTTGCCGCCTGGCCATTCCCGCGAGGCTCACGCGTATGAACGCCATCGCACTTTTCGCGAGCACTTTCGCCCTGGTCTTCCTGCTCGGCGTGCAGCAGCTCAACGTGCAGCACGGCCACCAGATCGCCGCCTTCTTCACCAGCCTGTTCATTGGCCTGAGCCAGCTCGCGCTCTACAAGATGGCGCCCGACGCCACCGGCCTCGAGGTCGCCTGCTACCTCGCCGGAGGGCCGCTGGCCATCATCTGCGCCATGCGCGCGCATCCGTGGCTGCGTCGCAAGATGCTGCGCCCTTGACCGCATCCCAAACCCTCAATTTCTAAGGAGCAATCATGCCTGACTACACCCCCCGCCCTGGCAGCAAGACCGAAGCGGCCGTCAACTATCTGTCCGCCCACGCCGGCGCCGCCGGCGCTATCGACCTGGCCGAGGCGATCGACACCGAGCGCAAGAACCTGCCGGCGCAGTTCAAGGCCGCGATCGACCACGGCCTGATCGAGCCCTGCGACCTGCCCGAAGGCTTCGGCTACCGCCTGCGAGGCGCCGACGCCCGCGGAACCCCGCGCGAAACCCCCGCCAAGAAGGTTCCCTCGTCCATCGCGGCAACTTCGGCCAATGCGGGGCAGGGCACAGGCGACGCCATCCCCAAGCGCGGGCGCGGCCGGCCCCCGCTTGGCCATGCTTCGGCGCCGAAGGCCCCCAAGAAAGTGCAGTCGTTGCCTGCACCGCCGCCGGCAAGCGAGGATGCCGGCCGCTATCCCATCCCGGAATTCCTGCGCGCCGCTGCCGAGGGGGCGAGCCAATCGGCCCCTGTGACCGCCGTGGCTTCCTTCCGCTGCGGCGAATACTCGGATGGCTCAATCCGGATCGAAGGCCTCGAGCCCTCCATGACGCTCACCCACAACGCTGGCGAAGGTCCGCATGCCTGCATGCTTTCCCCCGCCGCCGCACGCACCTTGATTGAGTTTTTGCACCCGGCCGCCCATGACTAAAGTGCACTATGGATCGACCGCCCTGCTCGATCTCGCCACCGAGCTGCGCGAAGTCGCGGCGCACATCGCAAAGCTAAACGGCGGGCTGTAGGCCCGTCCGTTTGAGCGACCTGTTAGGGCTGCATTTGCAACGAGGACAACAGATGGTTGAGAAGGTGACGATTGGCCGAGCGACGCTTTACCTGGGGGACTGCCGAGAGGTGCTGCCCACGCTGGATGCGTGCGACGCCACGATTACCGACCCACCCTACGGTGTTGACCTTGGCAGCACGAAGGGCAGCGGCGGTGCGCATGGCCTGCAATTGCAAGCCTACGCGAGCTACGCCGACACCTACGAGAACTACGTGACGCAGGTTGTTCCGGCGCTGACGCAGGCCATGCAACTGACCGGGCGCGCGGCTGTGTTCATTGGCCCACACATTCACGAACTGCCGAAGTTCGACGCGCTGGGCGGCGTGTACTGCTCTGCTGCGACCGGGCGCCACCAGTGGGGGTTTAAGAACTTCCTGCCGGTGCTGCTGTACGGCGCATACCCGGACTTGCACAAGGGCGCGCAGTACCCGACCGTGATTGCCAGCAACGAGACGGCAGAGAAGAACGGCCACCCGGTGCCAAAGCCGGTGGGCTGGATGCGCTGGCTTGTGGCGCTGACCACCAGGCGCGGCGAAACCGTGTTGGACCCGTTCATGGGCAGCGGAACGACTGGCGTTGCTGCCGTGCAGCAGGGACGGCAGTTCGTGGGCATTGAACGAGAGCCAAAGTATTTTGAGATTGCCTGCGAGCGCATACGGCAAGCGCAGGCGCAAGGCTCCCTGCTGGACGAAGAAGCCGCCCCGGTGGCCGAACAGCAGGGCATGGGGTTTTGAGCCCTAACGAGGAGTGGTACGACCACAAGCGCGCCGCCGCGCTCATGCGCCGCTCAGCCACGACACTGGAGCGCCTCGCCCCGCTCGATCCGGAAATCGAAGTCGTGCGAGGCGAGCACTGACATGAAGGGCATACCCTGGCCCAAGCAATCCGTCGTCGCACTCAAGCGACGCTACCCGCACGAGCCGACCGCCACCATCGCCGCCGATCGCTGGAATTCACCGCGCGGCCGAAGGCCGTCCGGTGGAATGACGTGTTAGGGCACTTCTTGGTGGAGAGCAGATGAAGACAGTAGCAGGCACCCTTGCGGCACCGTTTCCGTACTTTGGCGGGAAGTCGCTGGCGTGCGAAACGGTATGGTCCGCGCTGGGCGACCCCGAGAACTACGTGGAGCCGTTCGCCGGCTCGGCGGCAATGCTGCTTGGCCGCCCGAACGTTGGCAAGGTGGAAACGATCAACGACGCGGATGGCTTCGTGGCGAACTTCTGGCGCGCGGTGTCGCTGGATGCTGCCGAGGTTGCGCGGCACGTTGACTGGCCGACGAACGAGGCTGACCTGATAGCGCGGCACTCGTGGCTGGTGCGCAATGCGCCTGGCCTGTTGCAGCGCCTGGAGGCCGACCCGGACTACTACGACGCGAAGGTGGCGGGGTGGTGGTGCTGGGGGGCATGCAACTGGATCGGCAGCGGGTGGTGCAGCGGCACCGGGCCGTGGCAGCACGACGGCGAGAAGCTGGTGGACGCCCGGCAACTGCCGCACCTGGGTAACGCGGGCCGGGGCGTGAACCGGAAACTGCCGCACCTGGGTGACGCGGGCCGGGGCGTGAACCGGCAACTGCCGGACCTGAGCGCGGGCCAGGGCGTGAACCGGCAACTGCCGCACCTGGGTGACGCGGGCCGGGGCGTGAACCGGCAACTGCCGCACCTGGGTGACGCGGGCCAGGGCGTGAACCGGCAACTGCCGCACCTGAGCGCGGGCCGGGGCCGCAGCGCGTACATCCATGAGTGGTTCGGCGCGTTGATGGACCGCACCCGCGGCGTGCGCGTGACAGTAGGAGACTGGCAGCGCGTGCTGACTGACAGCGTGACCGTGCGACACGGCCTGACAGGGGTTTTCCTAGACCCGCCGTACACCAAAGGCGCGATGGACTATGCGGCCGGTGGCGTAGGCGGCGAGCTGGCTGACAAGGTGCGCGCGTGGTGCGCGAAGAACGGCAACGACAAGCGCCTGCGGATCGTGCTGTGCGGCCACGCTGGCGAGCATGACGCGCTGCTGCAGGATGGATGGCACACACGGGCCTGGACGGCGCGCAAGGGCTACGCTATTACCGACGAGGCGGTTGAGAACAGCGCCTCGGAAACCCTGTGGTGCAGCCCTCACTGTGTGCCGGAGAGGCAGAAGCAGGAGGCGCTGTTTTGAAGTGCCCTAACCAACCCTCTGCGTCCGCACTGTGTTCAGATAGACACAACATTGATACAGGACGACCGGAAAACGCTTACCTTACCTATACCGCCTAAGCGCTTGATTTGTTGGGGTGACCGATGGGGCTCGAACCCACGACAACCGGAATCACAATTCTGCTTCCAATCGCATGTAACGTATTGTTTACGTTCAATGATCGGATTTCCGACTGTGAAATATATACCTAAAATGTATGCTCGCCAGCCCGCATGGTTGCGTCGGTCGCCTCAGAATATTTCACAGTTTCGCGGACGTTTCGTTTTGAAAAAACAACACAAAATAATTGAAAATATATCTTGACTTCCTTTGATTGCGCATTACAATAACAATATCAGATCAACAAACGAAGGAGAACGAAATGAATGCCAATGCCCTCTACCACGCACCTAACGCGATTGACACGATGCTCTGCGCCGGCCTTATCACGGCGCGGCAAGCAGCGAAAGCAAAAAAGGATCTTGCAACAAAGCTGAATGCAGCAATTGAGTATTACAGCGAAAAGGGATTCACGGATGTTGTCGAGGGACTAAACAACGCCTGGAGGAAAACGCAATGAACCTGACCCAAAAAATTACCGAAGCCGGAAAGAAGTACACCAGCACAGTGTATCGCGGCACCGAATACACGCTGGCCGCCAGCGCCTTCGGCTGGAGTGTCTATACTCGCCGTATTGGCTACGGTGGCCGCGCTCACATGGGCAGCGTAAAAGTGTTTTCCACGCTGGGAGAACTGCAAACCAAGTGCAAGGCGTTTGCCGGCATAGATCTGATGGCGGTTCTGTGACTCAAGCCGCGAAGCGAGGCGGCCCAGGAAGGGGCCAGGGGCGCAAGCCCATAAAGGCGGGGCAGGATACCGTAACCGTCTCGCTGCGCCTTACGGTCGGCCAACGCGACAAGCTGGCGCTGCTTGGTGGGGCCGAGTGGGTGCGCCAGCGCATCGACAAGGCAAACCAGCGTGACGCTAGAGCAACCGCATCCGATACCGTTGCCGCGCCCTGATCTGGCTCGGCCAGGGCGCATCGGCGCGCAGTCGCAGCGTGGCGACGTAGGTGCGCAGGATGCCGGAGCGCATCAATAGCCGCCAATCTTGCGGCCGCGGATCCAGTCCTCGAGCAGCCAAAGGGCAATCACCAGCAGGATCAGCGGCACCACCAGCACCGCCGCGAGCTTGGCCAGCAGTCTCATTTTCCGCAGACATCCGCGGCGATCGCATACGCATCGATCAGGGCATTGCTTTGCCGGATGGCGGCGTCGCCGTCGGCGGCGACGGCGACAAGAGCGTCAGCAGTCGCGCCATCAAGTTCGGCTCGTGTTTCTGGGCCAGGTGGGGCGGCAGCGGCGGTATCCTGGCAGCCTGGTACGGCGGCGACACGGACTGACAAGCGCTTAGCGCCACGGCGCAGATCAGCGCGCAGGCGATCGATTTCGGTTTGCGCATCGGCTTGCTCCTTGTGGTGTTCGGTCGCGAGCTTGGCTAGGCGCGCGGATGCCGCGCGCTCGGCAATTCTGGCCTGCTGGTTGGCATTGGCGATCGCGGCCGATGTCTGGGCCTCACACTTGTCGTAGCCGGCGTTATAGGCCTGCATTCGGATCCCGGCCAGCAGCGCGGCGGCGGCCAGCGCCACCAGCACCGCACCCAGCGCCACCAGCACCCAGCGCCCGATGGGGCCGGCGGCGAAGCTGATCAGGCCGGCGATCACGACCGCACCACCAGCACCAGCACCACGAACACCAGCACGGCAATCATTGCCTCGGCGCTAGTCATTCGGGATCACCAGGCACGCCCGCTCGTAAAACTGCCGGCGATCGCTGTAGCCGTTGGCGTCGCCGATCGCGTTGGTTTTGCGTCCCTTGTTGATCAGGTCGCAGCAGCCGTCGAAATCATCGGCATCGGCCATCACGTTGAGGCGGTTGCGCCACCAGAACCACCCTGCCGATCGCGCGGCGGCGCCGGGCAGCTCCAGCAGCTCGGGATGATGCAGCAGGTGCGCCGGGTCGCCGTAGAGGTCCTGGCTGCACGCGAAATAATTGTCATAGCCGGTGATCTGGATCAGGCCGCGCCCGCGCCACATCGGCCCCGGCGTCAGGCCGTGCTGCGCGGCGATCTCGAACGCATCGGCGCGCGTGTTGCCCAGGGATTTGCGGCCATTGTAGGCGGCTCCGTTGGCAATCTCCAGGGTGTAGCGCAGATGCCCGGACTCGTGGCCCACCTGCGCCAGGAACATCCGCGCGCGGGCCGGCGTATCGATGGTGAATTCTTCCATGGCGGCATTGAGAGGCTCGAGGAAGATCGTCGCGCGCTGCATTGCAAACGGCATGATCTGCTTGAGTTGCGTCAGGTTGATCATTTCATGCTCCCGAATTTGCGCTCGGCCCATTGCTCGATCTGGAAAATCGCCCGCGCGCCCATGTGCCCGCTGATGCCGACCAAGACCGCAGTCAGCAGCGGGTTGATCTGGCTCCACTCGCAAAGCCAGAATGTGAGCACGCCGGCGAATCCGCTGGTGATCAGCTCGCCAATCAATTCGGTGATGGAGAACGGGCTGGCCAGGCCGCGCTGCACCTTGTGGTAAAAGCTGACGAAGCCGCCCACAACGGACAGCAGAATTACCCAGAAATACGTGAAAACTGCATAACTTCCTGGATCTTTGTCGGGCATGGCGGGCTCCTTGTGGATGAATGAATTAGACATCGGCCGTGGCGCGCACGACGTTCGTGCCATCGGCATAGACAATGGCGCGTTTGCCGTCGGCGATGGTGATGCCGGTGCCGCTGGGGCCGATCACGCGAATACCAAAACCGCCGGTCACGTTGGCGAAAACCGTCCACTGCTGCGCGCCGATCGGCACGATCAGGTCGCGCAGCGCTGTCAGGGCGCCCGTGGCCTCCAGGATCGCGGCGCGTGACTCGTTGGCGGTCAGGGGTTGGTTGGCATCCGCCATCGCCTTGACGAACCGCACGGCGACACCCGGCAGCGGAATCGATAGGCGGTGGTCGGTGTAGCTCGATACGCTGGAGGCGCCTGTGACCACGGTGTAGAGCGGGGTGCGCCCAGGGGTAAATCCGCTGGTATTGGCCGTGACGCTGCCGATGCCGTTGGCCTCGACGTAGTTGGTGGCGCTGGCGGTCAGCACCAGGCTGCCGTTGGCGACTACCGTGAGCACGCCCGCGAAGTTGATGTTGCCGCCGTAGTATGCCCAGGTGAGGCCGCTGCTGCTGGATTGGCGGCGGCCGAACATCAGGGCGGGGCTCATGGCGTCGAGTGCCGCGTTGACGGTGGCCTCTTTGCTGGCCTGGGACTGCACCAATGCATCATGGATAGGGCTGGCGCTGTTGCTCATGGGTTACCTCGTTATGCTGGTGGTAAGCGGATAGCCGCGGCCGACGTTGGCCGAGAGTTGGTAGACCTTGACGTAGAGCGTCGCCTGGTTGCTGCCGAAATCCGTGACCTGCTGGGCGCTGGTGTAGGCGACCAGCGGCGTGCTGGATGTGAGCGTGCGCTTGAGCGTGGTGTAAGTGCCGCTGGAAAAGATGTCGACCTCATAGGACTCCGAGGCCTCGGACAGCGGCGCGTCGACGTAGTCGCGCCACTCGCCGCCGACGCGGGTACGGCGGATCCAGTCGAGCGACCAGTCATTCGTGCTGGGGTGGCGGTTGCCGTTGAGATACACCGGGCTCAGGCATTCGAGATTGACGCCGGCATAGGTAAATGTCGTGTCGGCGACCTCGGCGAGAGTTTGGCCGACGGTGACGACGCGGTAGGTGCGGGCCGTGCCGATGGTATCGATGCTGGTGCTCAGGAACGGCAGCACCGCCGAGTCGAGCAGCACCAGGCTGTCGTAGTCGCCGTGCAGGCCACAGGCCCATTCCGTGCCGGCGCGACCGCGCAGCAGGTTGGTCAGGATGTAGCTGCCATCGCCCTGGAGCGTGCAGTTCTGTGCGGCGATGATCTCCCAGCGGCCGTGGGCGCCGTACGCGAAATGGTTTGCGCCGTTGAGCATCGCGGCTTCGGTGACGGTATACAACGTGCCGCTGTTGAGCGCGACCGGCAGCACACTGCTCTTGTCGATCAGGTCGGTACGCCCGGCACCGATCGCGGCGCTGGCGACGCCGGTGACCGCGCCAGGGCCGGTGAATCCCTGCACGGCCAGCCAGGTCTGGCCGCCGTCGGTGGTCTGGTACAGCACGCCGCCGGACCATGCCGACGTGTGCCCCGCCATTGCCACGGGAAAGCCCGCCCTGTCGGCCGCGTCGCGCAACAACGGGATATCCAGCGGCAGCAAAAACGCCGGGCCTTCCAGGGCGATGATGCCCGAGACCGCGGCGCCGGATTCGCCGATGGCCGTCGGGGTGTAGGTGGCGGCCGAATGATACTTGGCCTGGCATTCGAGGCGGTCATCGGCCGTGTAGTGGATTTTGGTCAGGCGCAGCGCATAGGTGCCCTCGTCGGCGTCGACGGTGATCACGTCGGCGGGCTCGAGCTGGTTGTAGGTCGGCGGCAGCATGAGGCTGACGTCGTAGCGCTCCAGCCAGTACAGGTACAGCAGGCGCTCGGCGATCTGCGCGGCCTCGGTAGCCGTGAGCACGATGGCCATGTCGAGACTCAACACGTTGACGGCCAGCGTGTTCAGGCGCTCGGCATACTGTTCGTTATCGTTGTACTCCCGGTCCGCGTCGAGGAATTTGAGGGTGACGCGGGCCGGCAGCACGGTGTCCATCTCGCGCACGGTGGTGACCGCCACGCCCGGCGCCTGGTTGGCGGCACGGGCATCGAGGTCGCTGGCCGGCACGGTGGCGATGCTGGCGCCGCCGCGCGGCACGCATTGCACCTGGTAGCCGTGCTGAACCACATCGAACGGCCAGGCGCCCATCAGAGGCTCGAGGGCCGAGCGGATCGCGGCGACGCTGGCGATGCGGTAGCCGCGCACCGCCTGGGTTAGCGCGCTGGTATCGATGTCGCCGCCGGCGAGCAGGCCGCTCTTGAGCATCTCGGCGGAGACGATGGCGCCGAGCTGCTCGGTCTGCTGGGCCGGCAACGGACTGAATGCGTAGAATTTGGACCCGGCCGACCCGGATCCGGCCGAGGCCACGTACACCCACACGATGCGGCCGCCCATGTAGCCGTGATAGGTCCAACTGCCGCCGGTGCCGATCTGCTCGGCGCTGCCCAGTGTGTAATTGGATCCATCGAATTCCATTTCGACGAGCACGTAGCTGGCGGCAAACGTGGCGTCATAGAAATAAAAATAGCGGTCGTCGCGGCCCATGAACGTATAACTCGCCGGGTAGGTCCACGGCCCCTCGACGATGTTCCACGCCTGGTCGACCAGGTACAGTTCTGTGGTGCCCACACGCGCATAGACGTTGCCGTCATAGCTGCCGTACACCGCCAGGAACTCCACGGGCATATCGGCGACGGTGATGGCCACATCCCAATACCCACTACCGACGCGCGTTGCGCAGCACCGCTCTATGCCCAGGGTGCTTTCGCCGATGCATAACAGGGTATCGGAGGCGGCATGATAGGCGACCGTGGAAAAATCCCAAATGGGGCCGCTGCTGTCCATCGTGATGCGGTCGCCGATCTCGGCGCCGTCGGCGTTGTACCAGGCCAACTGGCTGCCGGCATAGGCCGTCAGGGCCACGATCAGGCCGGGGTGGTTGGCAACGACCTCGGGGTAAAACCCCAGCGCGTTGGGGCCGATGGGCGAGGATTTGGCCAGGGTGACGATGCCCGATGGCGGGATGGTCGCCTGGTCCACGTAGTGCTGCGTAGCCACCGCGGACAGGCCGATCCCCATCAGCACGCCATTGACATTGCGCGTGCGGGTAAATCCGCGCTGCGGATACGTCGCTCCGGCGCTCAGCAGCCGCGCCGACGTGGCGACGTTACTGGCCGAGACGACCTCGACGCGGACCTGTGCGCCGGCCAGGCTGTCGCCGTAGCGCGCCAATGCCAAATCGTTAAACACGATGTAGGCCAGGCCGCGATAGGCGGGCGTATTGGCGATGCCAAGTGTGGCCTGCATGCGCGTATCGGCAAGCTGGCTATCGGTGCCCAGATGGACGGTGAAGCCCGCCGCCGCGGCGTTGCTGGCGACCAGCGAGGCGACATCGTTGGAGGCGGCATCATAGATCAGGTCGGCCCCAATCCAGATCCGGCGCACGCCGGCGATGGGACCCTCGCACAAACCGACAGCGAACGTCGCATAATATGCATAGGTTGTCTGGGTCGCCTTACTACCCCCACCACCCTTGCCCCCGGAGGAGCTTGATGTGGTAGTGGGTACCTCCTTCAGTAGATTGTTTTCCAACCAAAACACGTTTCCGGTGATGGGGAATGTGCCGTAGCCGCGCGGGATGACGGCGCCATAGGTGCTGGTCTGCACCGTGAGGTCAGACAGCCTCGGCCCCTCAACGTGCGGGCCTTTTGGTGGGTCGAGGTAGCCACCGATATGAGCACCATACATGGCGCCCTTGAGAGCGCCCATCGGGCCGCCACCAAGGAAGAAACCTCCAATCGCACCGACCACCCCCCCAATAAACTGCCCTCCGCTCATGGCTCGACGCCCAAAAAGCGATAGACGCGCACGATGCGCGCCGCCCAGACGGCCGAGAGGCGGTGCTCGCAGACCATGCGAACGTTGGCGTGCGCATGGATGATGGTATCGCCGGTGAACACGGCCAGGTGCTGGGGCTCGACGGCGAAGCGCATCAGCAGCAGGTCGCCGGCGCGGCGCTGGGCGATCAATACGCGCTCCAGCCCCGGCTGCGCATCCAGTGCTGCCTCGAGCATGCCGCCGCTCGGGTTTGGCCCGTAGCCGGTCACGTCCTGGTGCTCCGCGCCGACGGTCTCCGCGACCACGATCAGCAGGCCGGCGCAATCCAGCGCGACGCCAGGGATGCGGCCCTGGTGGCGAAACGGCGTGCCGATGCAGGAGCGCGCCACGGCGATGATGTCGGCGGCACGCATCAGTTGCTGCCCCGCGCGGCGTATTGCGAGCTGGTCGGGACGTTCGAGAACCCGCCGAAATTCACCACGTTGCTCCACTTGTCGCGGCAATCGGCGAGGCGCTTGCGGCATCCGGGGATCAGCGTGTAGGTGTCGCCGATGACCGGCAGGTAGTGGAAGGGCTCGAACACCTCGAGGGTGCCGTCGGCTTCATGCCGTTTGATTTCCAGCGGTTTCAGGCCGGCATTGGCGCCGCTGGTGAATTGCAGCGTGCCGGCGGCGAAGTAGTCAGCGGCCTCGGCGCGCGCGGCATCGCGGACGATGCTGTTGCTGGTGACTGCCGACAGGGCGCCGGTGACGGTGAGCAGCCCCAGCGCTTTCATGCAGCCTGCGTAGGTCTGGCTGCCGAACGTCTTGGGGCACTGCGGGGTGTAGGTGCGGCCGACAGACTGGTTGAGGGCATCAATCAGCGCCATTTCCTCGATGCGGTACCGGCCGTCCATCAGCGTGGTCTTGCCGAGGATGCTGGCGACGATCGGCTCTTCGTCTTCCACGGGCGCCGTCCAGGCGGTGGCGAACAGGTAGGCGCGGGCGTTGTCCAACAGGCCGCTGGCGATCTCGTCGTAACCGATGCCGGCCAGGCCTGCCACGCCCTCGAGGTCGATCATCGCCGGGGACAGACCAGCTTCGGCGCTGTAGCCGGTGAAATCGTAGCCGGATCCGGCCAGGTAGGTGTGCCCACTCATGGTCAAGTCTCGCGGGTGGCGCGTCAGGTAGATCGGCGAGCCGGTGACGGGCACGATGCGCAGGCAGAAAACCCTGTAACGGCGATCGGCGACGGCGGATTTCATGGGTTGAGCAGTTCGACGATTTCGATGTCGAGGGTTTCGCGCACGTCATAGGCGGCGTGCACGACGTCGACGCGGCTGTTGAAGCGGAACGGAATGTCGAACTGACATCCGGCGGTGACGGCTTCGCCGGTCTGCGGGCGGGTGTTGGCGACGCCGCCGCTGGTGTAGTTGGAAAAGCCCGTGCTGTCGATGGCGACGGTGATCGACACGCCGGCGGCGATCGCCGTGATCAATGCGCGCAGGCCGTTGATCTGGGTCATGCCGACGACGCCGGCGATATGCACAGATTCGCCCACCAGGAAGCTGTGCCCGGCGATGGAGATGACCGCGCTGGCGGCCTTGGTGATGGCGGTGATGACGCCGGTCTTGTTGGCGGAAAAGGTGACCAGGCCCGTGGTGGTGTCGATGGACCAGCCGCCGGAAGCAACCTCGACGGCGGAGACGGCGACCTTGGCGGTGCCGGCGACGGGTTTGAACAGGGTGCGCACCGGCAGGCCGATCGACAGCGGCGTGGCGCCGGCGCCGTACTGTTTTTGCAGTTGATAGACGCCGGCGGAGACCAGCAGGGAAGGCTGATCGATGGGGGTCGGTGTGCCGACGTCTGCATTGGTCGAGAAATCATCCATGGCGCGGACCCGGAAACCCGCGTACATGCCATAGGCGCGGTGGTACAGCGCGAGGATGGCGGCCCATAGCGTGGGCGTGCGCGCCAGATAGGCGACGTTGTAACTGCGCTGGGGATAGGGATGGATCAGCCGGCGGTGTTCGGCGCCGGATTTGGTGCGCGTGATTTCGACGGCATAGTCGTCGGCATAGGTGGCGCCCATCTTGATATCGACGGGGAGACGCTCTTCCAGGAAGGCCATCAGGAGTACCTCTGCGCCATCGTGAAGGCGGCAAGGGCCTCGCGGGCGCCTTGCCCTGCGGCGCGGCGCACGTCGGGTGCGGCGCCGCCGCCGACGTTGACGATGATCGTTTGGCCACCGCCGCGGTTTTGTTCGGCGGGAATGATGCGTTCACCCTGGTGGATCATCGCCAGGCCGGTGCGCGCCACGTAGGGGGTTCCTGACGCGAATTGCGGCACGCCGGCGGCAACGCCGGCGAGGTCGCCGTAGCCGCCGCCGCTGAAGGCGCCGATCAGGCTGCCCAGCAGGCCCTTCGATGCGCCGGACCCCGAACCGGATCCCACCAGATGCCGCATCAGATCGGCTGAGATGGCATCTGCGACCATGCGCTGGATGGCGGTGGCGAAGCTGGCGATCATCCCCTTGATGCCTTTGTCAAAGGGGTTGAAAAAGAAGTCGCTCATCGCGCCTTCGATGCTCTTGAAGGCGCCCGTCATACTGGTTTCGGTGCGCTTGGCGATATCCGCCAGCTCGTCGCGGTAGTTGGCCATGGCTTCGCTCATGCCGACTTTCCAGTCGCCCTGGCTGGCGATGATGTCGGCGGTGCGCTGGTTGAAGAGTTCGACTTCCTTCGCATACGTCTCTTTGGCGATCGACAGGTAGACGTCGAACTCTTCCTTGGTGATCTGGCCGCGGCGCAGGTCGCGCTCGAGGCCCTGGCGCTGGCCGGTGAATTTGTCTTCGATCTGGTTGCGACCGGCCTGCTCTTCGCGGGCCTTGGCGCCCTGCCCCTGGCCGGCGACCGCGCGGGCGTTCTGGTGCGCGATGGTGTCAAGGTAGGCTTGTGCGGCTATGGTGGCTTCGGTGTAGGACTGGGCGATCTTGCGGTTGGCGGCCTCTTCCTGGATGGCCAGCACTTCGGCACTGGCGACGGTGTCGGCGCGCACCTTGGCAAGCTGGGCCTGGGCGTCGGCGATCTTGCGGGCGTTGTCGATCTTGTCTTTGCCGACCAGCTTTTCTGCCTGCAGGCGGGTGATTTCCGCCTGCAGGGCGCGCTCTTGTTCGGCGCTGTTGAGGAGCAGGAAGCCCTTTTTCGCGGCGTAGTAGTCCTGCTCGTCGATCAGATCGGCGGCGCGGCGTGCCTGCATGATCTTGTCGGCATTGGCGTAGGCGCCCAGCAGGGCTTCGCTGCCTTTCTTGATCTGGTCGAGATCAGCGGCGAGGCGGGCCTTGGCTTCCTGGCCCTGGCCGGCGCCTGCCTTGTTGGCGCCGTCGAAGCTCAATTTCGGCCGCGTATCCGCCACCTTCGGCGCTGCTGCCGGCCCGGCCGCACCGGGGAGCGTCGGCGTGCCGATGGCCAGGATGCGGGCCTGGAACTTGTCGACTTCCTTGCGCGCGCGCTCGCCGTCTTCCTTGACCGCGTCGCTAATGGCGGTGAAACCTTGAAAGTCCAGGCGCGACAGGGCATAAAGCTGCGCGGCGATGGCGGCGATTTCGCGCCCGACGGCGAGGAAGGTGAGGCCCACTTCGGACCCGAGGACGGCGATGGTCTGGAATACGATCACGGCGCCGGAGAACGCGGCCTTGAGGATTTCGGTGGCGGTGGCCGCCACGGTTTGGTCCTTCACCAGATCGGCAATGGTCGTTGTCAGATCGTTCATCGCCGGCAGCAGGTTGGCGGCGATGGCCTGAGCATGCAGGCCGATCTGCGCGCGCATCTTGGCCTGGCGGTCCGAGTACTCGTCGGCCAGGGTGATCTGGGCTTGCGTCAGGATGACCTGGCGGCCGCCTTCGGCGCCAAGTTCCTTGAGAAATGGCAGTGCTTCGGCGCCGGATTTGCTGAGCAGGGCAACGGCGACTGCTGTCTTCTGCGGGCCGTCGGCAAAGCTGTTCAGGGCCTTGCCGAGGGTTTCCATCTGATCGGCCGGTGCTAGGGCCTTGAATTTCTCCAGATCGAGGCCGAGCGCGACGATGGCGGCGCCGGCGGCTTTGGATTCGTCGTCGACGCCGGTGAGGTTTTTGGTCAGCTTGACCGATGCCGCGGCGAGCGATTCCATCGAAAAGCCGCCGGTGGCAGCGGCAACCGAAAGCGAGGCGACATTCTCCGCGCTGTCGCCGATTTTTTCGCCAATGTCCTGGAAGTTGCCGGCCTTTTTCACCAACTGGTCGAAGGCGACATAGGCCGCCCCAAGGCCGGCGACGGCGGCAGCGCCGATGGCGAGGAAACTGGCGCTGATCTTTTCGCCGATGGCGACGCCTCGTTGATGCGCCTCGGTGAGCTTCAGCGCCGAATTGGCGGCGCGCAACTGTTCATCATTGGCGCCGCGCAGGGCGAGCTTGTACAGCTCGGTTTCGCGCGTCGACAGGCCCTGCGTCTTGGCTTGCGTTTGCAGGCGCGTGACATAGCGGTCGATGGAATTCGAGGCAGCCTGGGTACTCTTGGCGCTGGCCTCGCCGAGGCCGGCGATGGAGCGCCTTGCATCGTTGATCGCGGCGTTGACCTTGCTGGAGTCGGCCGACAGTTCGATGATTCCGCGGCCGATGACGTCGCTCATTTCTTCGTGCTCCTCATGGTTTCCAGCGCCGCATCCTCGAGGATGCGCAGTTCATCGAATACCGTATCCCGATCGGCAGGCGGGATGCGCAGCCGGCGCATAACCACCGGCAGCGGGGTGTAATCCAGGCCTGTGGCGCCGGCCATGCCGACGCGCCATTGCGTGCCCATCGCAATCAGCAGGTTGACGGCGGGCAGGTTGTCCGGCCAGACTTCCACCGCCGGGCCGCTGGCTTCTTCGACTGTAAGACCGAAAGCCGCGGCTTCGGCTTCGCTTGGCGCGGGCGAGTACAGCGCCCGAGCCGCGGCTTTCAGTTTTTTACCTTGGTCTGCACCAATTGCTCGATGTATGTGCGATAGGTGGCGAGGCCGGCGCCGATGTAGTTCTCCAGCAGGATCGCGACGTTGGCCGGGCCGAACTCGTCGGCCAGGTCCCAGCCCTCCACCATCTCCATGAAGCTGTCGACGTCGGTCTTGCCTGGCCGCGCGGCGACGAAGGCATCGAGCGCGGACTTGGTGCGATGCCGGAAGACCATCTCGACGTCGGCGGACTCGCCGCCGGCGACGGGAATGGCGACCTTGGCCTTGAAGGTCGGAGCGACGGCCAGGGTGAGCTTGCCCACGATCAGGTCGCGTAACGCACGGGCTCGGCGAGCATGGACATCGTGACTTCGCAGGCCATGATGTCGTTGACGGTGAGCGACGGCGTCTTGTTGAGGGAGATGTAGCAGTTGTAGAGCAGCTTGGCGCCGGACGGCAGCGTGATGCGCACGGCACGCGGCAGGCGGTCATCATTGGCGGCGCTGGCGAGCAGGTAGCCGGCCAGGGTGTTGTCATCGGCGATGCTGAAACTCAGGCCGGCGGCATTTTTGGTGGTGGGAATGCGGCGCTGCGAATCGGACTCGAGGAACTGGTAGTCCTTGAATTGCTGCTCGCCCCCGCTGCTGCTGCTGGACAGTACCTGGGCGAGCTGCGTCCAGCTCAAAATCTCCCGAATGCTGCCGGCGCCGCCTGCGGCCGGATAGATCGAGGTGAGCGAGGTGTCCTGCCCTTCGAGCGAGACATCGTTGGTGGCAACCACGGAGGCGCGGACGATCTTGTTGGTGAGGCGCGACCAGCCTGATATCATCTCCATGTAGTCGCCGACGATGATGCCGTGCGAGGCCGCCAGCGTGGCGACGCCGGGGTTGGCGTTGGTGATGGCGGACATGGCTTTGCTGTCGCCGTAGGAGGCGGCGATTTCGACGATGGCGCCGTTGGGAAGGCTGACTGACATGACGTTCTCCTTTCGGGAAGAAAAAGAGCCGCCAGGCTCGTTGGGCTGAGCTGAAGCGGCTTGCTGCGGATGCCCAGAAGGGCGTTATGTTTCAATCCTCGCCAGGCCCGGGAGGGCCGGCGTCTACGTGAACCAGACGGAAAAGTCCTGATGCGTGCCGCGCAGTTGCGTGTCCGGCTCATACACGGCCACCGGGGCGGCGAGCACGGTGGCCTGCAATGCGCTGACGGCGCGCAGGGTGTCTTCCACCTGGCGGGCCAGGGCGGCCGCGGCGGCCCGCGTGTCGGCCCAGGTGTTGATCTGGATGCGGGCGTTCTTGCGGCTTGGCACGGTGGCGCTATCGACGAAATTGACGCCCTGGCCGCCGACTTGCTGATAGGTGATGTAGGGGCGCGTTACCAGTTCCGGGGCGACGTCGGGATAGACGCGGTTCGAGACCAGGTTTTTCAGTGCGTCGAAGAGGGTGGATTCGAGGCTCATGATGCGGCCTTGAGTTCGTCGAAACGCTGAGCCATGCGCGCTTTTCCGGCGGCGATGGCTTCGTTGATGCGGTCGAATGCCGGCCGCATGAATGGATAGGCTGGAGCGCGCGAGGTGCCGAATTCGATCAGGTGCCCGTGCGGGGCTTTTCGCTTGTTCCAGCCGACGTGGTAGGTTTTGCGCGTCGCCGTCGAACGCTTGGCGGCATAAACGCGATAGATGGAACCTTTTAGCGTTCCGGTTTTTACCTTGGGCATGCCGGGGCGGACTCCGGACACGTTCAGTGCGACCTCGGCTTCGATGACGCGCGCCATGGCGGCGACGCCGGCGAAGGCGACTTGTTCCTGGATGCGCTTTTCAAAGGCGGCCAAGGCGCCGGACAGATCGCCCGTGAGCTTGCTTTGCACGGCGATCATGGTGCGAGCCTCGAGCACATCAGGGTGAGCGCGGTTTGGTCGGTTCCGAGCACGGCTTCGATGTTGTAGGTGGTGGCGCCCCAGACGACGCGCATGGATGGGACGACGCCGGCCAGGTGGCGAATGGTGATCTTGGTCATGGCCTGGTTTTGCGTGCCGCCGGCGGCGAGGTATTCGCGGCCGGTGATGTCGAGGATCTCGGCCCAGACGGTGGCGAAGGTGGTCCAGGTGGTGTTGGGCTGGCCGGCCGCATCCTGCGTGACGGCGGGCGCCTGGATGCCGATGCTATGCTTGAGGCGGGCGGCGGCGATCATGTGCGGGCGCCGTAGATGACGAAGGGATCGAGCAGGGAGTGCCAGAAGCGGTCCGGCAGCGGAGCATAGCGGCCGTCGGCGAAGGTTTCGGCGAGGGCGTACATGCTGCCGATGGCGAGCAGCATCCAGGCCTTGATGGATTGCGGGACATCGGCGGCGGTGCCGTAGCCGGCGAGGTAGCGGACGCGCACGGCGTTGGGCATAGCGTAGGTGTCCGGCCAGGCGGCGCCGTAGGCGAGGACGACGCGGCCGGGGGTGGCGTCGTTGTCCAGCACGTAGTTGCCGGACGACAGGGTTTGCTGCGCGCCGGCGGTGTCGAGGTACTTGACGGTGACGATGCTTTGCACCGGGGAGCGCGAGAGGGTTTCGGCGTCGTCGAAGGTGTGGGCGACGGTTTCCCAGGTCTGCGTGCACAGGGCGCGGCCGGTGCGCAGCTCGGCCTGCTCGCGCGCGGCGACGATCATCGCGGTGATGCGCGTGTCGTCATCGGCGACGGTGACGCGCAGGTGGGCCTTGGCGATGGCGAGCGTGATCGGCTCTTCGGTGGGCGCGGTGATAAGTTTGTCGATCATGGGTGGTCGACGGCGACCGAGACTGCGATGGTTTCGTGTAGGTTCATGGTAGCTCGCCTCTCAACCAATCACCCAATTCGTGCCATTGCAAAATACCGGCACTGCGTTTGCCCCGCCAGCGGCTACCGTAGAGCCAACATTCGCCGAGGTATAGGCTACAGATGCGTCGGTCACCTTGGCGCTAAAAGACTTATATGTCGACGATGCGGCGGGCAGATTTGCGACAGTGCCGTTGATCAAAGCAAGCACTTTCTCTGCTGCCCATACATTTGTCAATACTGCATTATTGACTGTAGGTGCAGCATCTTGCGTAGGCGATGACTCGGGATCGAGATAACTGTTTCCGTAGAACCAGCCATTAGTCCACGATGACCCTGTATCGAACCGAATTGGCGCCTTGTTGCCAGCGGTTGATATACGCCCGTTGGAGATAAGCGTATTGTTGGTCAATTGGAGATTGGTGAAGCCACTGACTAGCCTGATGCCGGATAGATCGCTATCCGCGACCGTGTTGTTATCCACTACCAGCCCCAGCAGCGGGTATGACGCATGCGAAATCAACGCTATCCCGTAGCCCCCCGCAGCCTTGCGAATGGTGTTATTGACAACCCGCGTCCTGCCATACGCTTGAGCGATCCCGGATTGCCCTTGTGCGTTAGAGCCGGGGGCAGCATTAATCGAAATGCCTATAGAGTATTGCGAATTCCACGTGAACAGTTCCGAAATATCATTCAGGGCTATTAGAGAATCACGCGCTACACGTCCGTAGGTAACTCCGTTACTTCCGGCCTTAATCCCATGGACGCATTTGCGAATAATGTTGTCCACAATCCTGGTGCCGTATCCGCCGCTGTCCACTATCCCGTTGAAGTAGCCTTCAATAATATTGCTCTCGATAATTACCCCATTACCACCAAACGCCGGTGGATTTGGGGTGTCGGCCGAGGCCTCAATGTTGATTCCGCTACGCCCCGTTGCTCCTGCTGCCGTAGTGCTCATGCCGGAGACAAGTGATCCACGGATTATGTTATGGTGGATGCGCACTGAAACATTAGTATCACCAACAGCGAAACCGATGCCTGAGCCACCAGCACCACCGCCACTCCCGCTTGTTGACGGCCTAGCCAAGCGGCCAGCACGGATAATCAGGTTGTGTCCCAGTTCGCAGTCGGTACTGTCATCATAACCAAGAGCCGTACTAGGATTGTTCTCGATTCGACACCATGTTACCGACGAGGCATCCGTTGTGTTCATGTGAATCATTTTCATGTCCGCGCCATAGACTGACGATGCGGCCAAAAATGTACCCACTAAGCTAAGCTGAGTGATATTAATATTGCTGTAGCGGTCAGTGCCTCCTGCGCGCCGTATCCACGCTGACTTAGTGACATCAGTTGCATCATCAGTGATTTTGACAACGTACACGTATGACGAATCCCGGTGCACACCAGAAAATCCAACGCCTGATGTTACGGGAATAGAAGTCGATGCCACGTATTTGCCGCTTGGGATTACTACGGTGCCGGCAACGCCATCAACTGCGTAATCTGCCTGACATTGCGCAACCGCTGCGGCTACCGCTGCATCAATTGTGTTGCCAATAATGCAGGCACAGTCGCTGGCTGTTTGTGTCGCTACTACGGATAGCGTTGCCGTATCGCCTGAGACCGACAGGATTGTCCCAACAAGTACGCCATCATTTGCGACCGTGCCAGAAAAATCTCCGGTATCACTGCCTACACCAGGGCCTTTTACTCCAACGGTTTTACCTATGTCATCACTTGCGAATGTGTGCCCAGCAACTGTCAGCACAGCAGAGCCAATAGTCATCGCGGCCGTTGTAAAAGTCTCCGCCTGAGATATTGTGCCGTACAGAGTTATTGGATACTCGCGCTTTGCAGCAGCATCAGTCGCCGCCGTGACGGTCGCGACAGGAACGGCAAACAATCCAGTACCCAGCAATAGCAACGCCTCGGCATCGTCACGACTCTCGATTTGGCCGCTTTTCCATACGCTTTGCTTTCCGGTAGCGGCGATCTCAGCGTATTGAGAGGCGGCGCCGATATATTTTAGTGTCATGGTCATGCGATCTTCCTTTCGAGCGGCAGGGCGGCGGTGCTATGTCAAAAAACTGGCGACCACCGGCCGCCAGTTGCCTTCGATGCTGCTTGGTTACGACGTGGCAAGCTTCAGCAGCTTGATGGCCTGGCTGTTGCGGATCTTGCCGCCGACGCGCTTGCGGACGTAAAACTTGACGTATCCCGGCGTGGTGATTTCGTCGCGGGTGATGCGCATGCCGACGCGATCGACGACCAGGTAGCCTTCCCGGAAGTCGCCGAAGGCGATCGGGAAGGCGTTGGCGGCCACCGCGGGCATGTCTTCGGCCTCGCTGATCGGGTAGCCCATGAAGGTCTCCGGCTGCCCGGCGGCGGCGGAGGGCTGCCACATGTAGGCGTTGGTGGTGGCTTCCTTGTATTTGCGCAGGGCGGCGAGAATCAGCTTGCTTGTAACCCAGCGAGCATTGGCGCGGTAGCGGGCGCGCAACGCATAGACCACGTCATAGAACGTCTCCAGCGCTGTCGGCAGCGTGGCGGCATTGCCGGAGGCGATGTACTGCAACACCCCGAAGGCGCGCGAGGAATCGGCTGTGGAAACCGGCGTGCCAGCCAAGAACCCGGTAGGCTTTTTGGTGCCGTTGCCGCTGACGAATGCAGCGCCTTCGCCACCGGCGAGGGTTTCGGCGGCGCTGCTCACCAGCCAGTCTTCGACGTTGAAGAACAGATCATCGAGCGACTCTTCCGATGCCTGCGGCTTGGCGGAGGCCACGCCAAAGGTGGGGGCGACCTCGGCCAGGTCCGGGGTGTTGGTCTGGTTGCGGGTGTCGGTTTCGCCGAGCCACTCGAAGCCGGCGCCGTTAATGTCGAACAGTTCCTTGTAGTCCGTGGTGCCGACCATGCGGACGGTGGCAATCTGGCGGATTGGGGAGATATCAATCGACAGGCGGGCGATGCTGCGCTCGAGCTGCTCGGGCAGGGCATAGCCGCCGGCGGCGCCGGTGCTGGTGACGGTGGCGGTGGAGCGGGTTTCGCGGACGGCGGCGGTGCGGGTTTCGAGGGCCTTTTGCGTCTGGGCGACACGCTGCTGGCGCTCGTGGTCGTGCGGGGCGCGCATCCAGTCGAGGAAGGCTTCGCGGTATTCGGCGGCTTCTTTGGTTTCGCCGTCTTTGCCGTCGTTGCCATAGGCGCCGGGGCGGGCGAGCTTGGTTTCGAGCTTTTCGAGGCGGGTCTTGGCTTCGCTCAGGGAATCGATGTGCTGGTCCATGCGGGCGAGCTTGGCGTCGAGGTCGGCGGTGCCGTTGCCTTTCTTGATTTCGTCGAGGCGCTGGTCGTTGGTTTTCTTGTACTCGTCGAAGGCGGTGGCGATCTTGTCCAGGGCGTCGGCGACGTTCTTGATGTTCGGGTCTTCGCGGGTTTCGTAGGCGCTGGCGATGCCGGGGACGCTGAAGGCGGCGCCAACGGCGGCAACCAGGAGCAGCTTGGCGCGGAAGGCGCCGAAGTCGCGGGTCATTTGGTTTTGCATGATGAGTCCTTTCGGGGGTTGAAGGTCAGGCTTGCAGGGAGGTGAGCAGGCGTGTAGCGGCTTGCAGGGCGGCGGCGGTCGAGGCGGCGGAATCGCTCCGCGTTTCTCCCATCCGCATGGTGCGCGACACCAGGGTGGTGGCGTCGGACTTGCTGAATCCGGCCTCTCGCAGGATCCTTTCGACATCTTTCGGGGTGGCCAGCGTGTCGGCGGATTTGACGCTGGTGACGCGGGCCTTGGTGTTTGACGGGAATGTGACCAAAGAGACTTCCCAGAGGTCGACGTCCATCAGGGTGCGGACGTCTGTACTTTCGTCATACGCCCATTTGCGCGAGACGAAGCCGATCGACAGGCCGTTCAGGGCGCCCATCTTGAGCAGGGCCTGGGCTTCCTTGCCGCGCGTGGTGTCGAGGGCCAGGCGGCCCTTGACGCGCAGGCCATGGCCGTCTTCGGCGATCTCGGTCCAGATGCCGATGGGCTCGTCGGATTCGTGCTGCCACAGCAGGGCGGGCATGGTGCCGGCGGCTTTGTGGGCGGCGAGCGAGGCGGCGAAGGCGCCGGGGGCGATGACGTCGCACCAGGTGTCTTCGACGCCGAAGACGGAGCCGTAGCCGTCTATGCTGCCGTCTTCAGCGGCCTTGATTTGCAGGGCGCAGCGACGGATTTCGCGGTCCGGCGCGGCGGCGCGGCATTCACGGTGTGACGGGGTCGGCGACCGGGGCGGCATTGTCGTTTCCTTTCTTGGTGCTCATGTTCATTGGGGTAAGGGGTTCGTCGAGGCCGGGCAGCGGGTCTTTGCCTTCTTCGTCGCGGATCTCGTTACGGGTGTAGATGCCCATTTCGGCCATGGTGCGGGCCCATTGCGAGCGGTCTGCCATCGAGCCGGCGGTGAGGTAGCGACAGTCGAACTCGGCGAACAGGGGGCCGGATCCGTCGAGGAGCATTTCGTCGATGCGTTGCGTCCAGGCCTTGTGCCAGGGGGCGAGGGTGTGCTTGACGTGGGCGGAGAAGAAGGCCTCGGAGCTGGCAAAGGTTGCGGCTTTGTCGGAGTGGCCGACCATGATCGGAAAGACGCCGTAGCTGCGGCAGATCTCCTCGACTTGCAGGCGGCGGGTTTCAATGTGCTGAGCGTCGACGCCAGTCATCGCGGTGGTGAGCCACTTCGCGCCGCGATCGAGCAGAAGCGGCGTGCCGGTGGCGTCCGGTCCGGCGCGCTTTTTCAGGTGCGCGGTGAGGGCGGCGTATTGGGCGTCGGTGAGAGTGCCTTCCACCGAGTAGGTGCCGGAGGGGCGGACGCCATTGGCATGCATGGCGGCCTGGCTGCGCTCTGACGAGATGGCGAGGCCGATGGCGGCGCGGGCGAGGTGCACGGCGTTGAGGCTGGATATCCAGTCCCACTGGACGCCGTTGAGGACGAAGACATCGTCGGGGGCGAATTCGCCGATCAGGCCGAATTGGTCCCAGCAGCGATAGCGGACGTCGTAGCGCGAGACGCGACGGATGTCCCACTGCCCTGGCTGCACGGGGATCAGCTCGCGGACGCGGCGATTGTCGCCGCGGACCTTGATGGACAGGGCGGCGCCGGTGAGGGCGGCATGGATGGTCATCTGCCGGCGCCATTCGAATGACGTTTGCCATTCGTTCGGGCGTCGATTCAGGAGGCGATATTCCGGGATGTTGGCGGCGCGCTCACGGGTGCCGTCGGATTTTTCGCGGAAGACGTGCAGGTTGGGAGTGGCGCAGCCGTCGGCGATGGTCTTGACACAGGCGAGGACGGTCGAGACACCCAGGGCGGTTTTATCGTTGACGCTGACGCCAGCGACGGTGCCGCCGCCGACGCCATCGATCAGGCTGGCGATTTGATCGTAGGTCAGCTCGGTGGCCTTGCGGCCGAAGTGGCGCCCGAAAATACGGTCGAGGAATTTCACGCGGTTTCCGTTTCCCAGAAGGATTTGGCGTTGGCAGGTGCGGCGGCGAGCGCGCGGTTCATCGCGATAATCAGCGCAGTCGCTGCATCGATCTTGTTAGAGTTACGCAACTTGCGCGGAAAGATGTTTTCGTTTCTATCTGGCTTGACTTCCACATTGCTCAGCATCCAGACAAAGGCCGGATTGCCATCGTGATGAAATCGGCCGGCATTGACCAGCGCCTTCAGCTCATGCATTGGCTCGCTGAGGTAGCGCACATGCTGCGGAATGTCGACAACCTCAAACCCAGACAGCGCGAGGTTAGACCCGAGCTGCGCTGAGTTGTATTGATCTTTTGCGATTTCTCTCAATACGACGATGCTGGCTGACTCGATCAAGTCTTCCTCGATCAAACTGAGATCAGTCATGTTTCCCGGAGTAGCGATCAAGTGACCGCTATTTACCCACCCTTGATAGTGGGCGTTCTCCGGCATGCCGAGCAACGATTCCGGAATGTAGTTGCGACTGATGGCGTAATAGTGAACTACGTCATCAATGTAGCGACGGAACAGATAGACCTTGCTGGCGATATCTTCCCGGCTAGCGAGGTCGAGGCCAACGATGCACTCTTCCGCACGGAAAGACTCAAGGGTAAGAGATGAATCGCCACACTGCTGAAGATGATACAAATTCAACCAGGGCGAGGCGGCCTGGCACCAGATGTTGAGGTGCTTGGTCTTGAAGTTGTTTTGCTTTGTCGGATCATCTTTCGCATCGCGCTGCTGATGAATCAGATACTCGGCATCAATAGAGATACCGAAGTTCGGGTTGGCTTTGCGCAAGGCATTTTCTCTAGTCCAGTCGTCGCCATCGTCGATGGTGAAAACAATGCCGAAGCGTTGCTCATTGATCAGCGTTCCTTCGAGTATTTTTTCCAGTGCATTCTGATGCTGGAAGCACGGGCCTGAAATGTCAGTTCCGGCAGTGGTGATCACCAGGATCAGCGGCTGGCTGCGCGCACCCATGCCGGTCTGCATGGTGTCGTAGAGTTCGGGCGTCTGGTGCTCGTGATACTCATCGACGACGGCGCATGAGGGCGAGGCGCCGTCGCCGGGCTTGCCGATGATCGGCTCGAATTTGCTGTTCTTGTCGATGACCGCAATGTTGCTGGCCATGGCGCTGACGCCGTAGGTCTGCAGGAAGCGCGGCGTCGCCTTCGCCATGAGAAGCGCAGGACGGAATACTTCCAGCGCTTGGGCCAACGACGTGGCGCCGGAATAGACTTCGGCCCCGAATTCGTCATCGAGGGCAAGCATGTACAGCCCGATGAGGGCCGCCAGCGTGCTCTTGGCGTTCTTCCTCGGCACGTAGAGATCGGCGACGCGGAAGCGGCGCTTAAATGTCTCGCGACGCACCCAGCCGAAGATGCTCACCAGGATAAATATCTGCCAGGCCTCGAGCACGATGAGCTGGCCACGCGCGGCCCAGTCGCCCTTAATGTGTGGCATTAGTTCGCCGAAGCGGCAGATTCTCTCGGCAGGGCGATAGGTCTTGCCGTTGGCATCAGTGAGTTCGGGATTGAACAAGTAGGGGAACGCGTCGGTACCGGCACGCTCCAGGTCGTGCAGGTGACGGGTACAGGCAAGCCGGTGCCATTTGCAGGACGGAATACGGCCGTCGACGACGTCGCGCGCGTACTGCGTCGCGATCTCGGCGTAGGTCAGAGTCCGTTCCATGCGTCCTGTCCGGCTTCTTCAAAGAGGGCGCCCTGGCGGTTGTCGCTGGTCTTGACGCGACCACGCGACGCCGGCGACAGGCCGAAGCTCTGCAAATACCAATGCACTTCCTGCGCCGCGCGGCGCTGCACCACCCAGTGGTGCGAATACACCAGGGCGCCGTTCGGGCTGGGGACCATGATGCCGTCGCCGCCTTTCCAGATGTCGCCGGCGGCCTCGGCCTCGAGGCGTTTCTCTTCGGCGGTCGCCATCGAACGGGCCAGCATCGTTTCGGCCCAGACCAGCTTCGCCCATGCCTGGCAGTACAGCACCAAGGCGGCGCGATCGAGATTGCTGATCAGTCCGTAGCGCAGCAGCTCGCCACCAAGCCGGCGCCACTCCTTGCGCGCCTCGGGCCAAATCCACTTTGGCGCGCTCGGGATCTCGACCTCGGGATTGAGATCATCGAGCAGCTCGGCGGAAGATTTCTTCGACGGATTTCCGCGCAAGAGATGCACGTTCGACGGCAACGGCTGCGGCCCTCGTGATCCCATGGCGGCTCCAAAAAAAAAGCCCGGCACAGGCCGGGCGGTGTTTTGCTGAATTCGGGCCGTCTCTCCGGCTGTCACGCCTGTTTAACGTCAGCTTCCGCTTTCGATCGGGCACGCGACACAGTCGCAAACCACGGCGTTCTCCCCTTCTTCGATGGGTATCCAGTCAATGCAGGCGTTTGTACTACCCCCCCCCTACCCTAAAACTCCCGCACGTAAAAATCTAGC